ATTACTGAGCAGATATGAAGCTCATGGCGATTTACAAGAACGATTAATATTAAATCACTTAATTGTGATTTTTAATGTTTTCGGTATAGATGCTGCTAGCAAGATGTTATGGTATAAAGTGAGGGCAGAACACTGGACTTATATAAAACCATTTTTAGTCTACTTGCATTATTTACCTGAAGACGATAGAGTAGAAATTGCTATGGACCCTTACATTGTTGAGGTACTAAGGAAACTATAATGGGATTAATATCAAGAGCTGGAGATATATTTTATGCACTTAGATTCCTAAGATTATTAACAAAGTCTTGGGATGATATGGATGCATTTAAATACGGCATTATTGACAATAATGGTAAAGTATTGCGAAAAGCTAGTACTTTAAAAAATCCTGTAGAAAAAAGTTCATATACAATTTTTCATAGGTTAGTATTTAATCTAAAAAGATTATTAAATAAGTTACCTATAGGTAAAACAAAACTTGCATCATATGCAACGGCTTTATTTTTAGTAAAAGAACATAGTGGAATGACCGAAAGCGAAATGGAAGATGTTCTTAATAAAGTTTTAGAAGATTGGGAAGTAGATACAGTGAATGAGCAATGGTTCCAAAAGGATGGTAAAATTAATCCAGGTAAATATACCTTAAAGGAAGATGTTATATCATTAAATACAGGAGAACCTATTGCTAGAGCTAAAGATATTGTAGAAGTAAAAGAAGCAATATCACCAGTCGGCAGTATATTTGGTACAGATATTTTCGAAGTAAAACATCTTAAAACGAACCAAAGTATATATATTAATAGCGGGGAAATAACTAGATGAAATCATTTAAAGAAGTATGGGAAATGGCAGCCAACTCAGTAGGTGCTGGTGGCGTTTCAATGCCAGCAGATGTTGTTTTCGATAAAAAGAAAAAGAAGCAAGAAAAAAGAATATACGACGGTAGAACTAAAGAAGGTCGTAAATTCGTAGAAAGAATGCTTGCAAGAAGAACAGCTAAAGAAAATAAACAGAAGTTGGTACAAGCTCAAAAGAATGCGGAAACTATAAAGACTAAAGAGTAATAATATGAGTAAAATATTGATTGGAATTATTGTTGTTATGGGTTTAGGAAGTTACATTCTTTGGAATCAAAATGCAGAACTTAATAAGCTCAACCTAGCGTATGAGGTTAAGTTCGAAGAACAAGAGAGAACGATTCAAGCTATTCAGCAAAATCTAGAATCTACCGCAAAAAATTTAAAAAATTTACAAGTACAAAATCAACAATACGAAGCAGAAATGACTGAGTATTTGGATATATTTAGAAGACATAATATTGCTAAGTTGGCGAGTGCAAAACCAGGCATGATTGAAAAACGTGCTAATGATAGAACAAAGGAGGCATTTGATGCAATTGAAGCAGATAGTAATCGCATTTCTAGCCTTAACGATTAGTGGCTGTTCCATACTTGGACCAAGAGAAGTCGAAGTAAAAACAGTTCCAATAAAGCTTGATATAGTACAACCAGTTTTACCAAGGCCCTTGGATTTAAAAGAGCCAAAATGGTATGTCGTTTCTGATACAAAGATAATTGAAAATTGTCTTAAAGACCCAGAAACGAAAAAGCCTAATTGTAAATTAGGTAGAGAAGATTTATATCCAGAGGGATATACATATCTCGATAGGTTTATCGATGATATTAAAAAGAAGCATGGTGGCGATATAGTATTCGTAGCTATGACGGTAGCGGATTATGAGAATATGTCTTATAATACGCAAGAGATAAAAAGATACATAAACCAGTTAGGCGAAGTGATAGTTTATTATAGGAATGTAACAATAAATGATAAAGATGCTGGAGCAATTGAAATTAAAGTGGAGAAAAAAGATGGCAACGAGTAGAATGAAAGATTTACACCATTGGGAAAGAGCAGCTTATGCAGCTAAACTTTCTGCAATAGCGTATATGAAACCAGATAAGGCAGAAGCAGCTGCAAAGAAATTAGGATTTCCATGGGCGAAATTAATTTCTAAAGATGGAGCTGAAGTATTAGTAGCAAAAGATAGAAATGATTTATGGTTTGCTTTCAGAGGAACAGAACCTTCTAAATTAAATGATGTAATGGCAGACTTAAATGTTATTAAGAACACAGCAAAAGCTGGTGGTAAAGTACACGGCGGATTTCAAAAAGAAGTTAACGATTTATGGATGGATGTATTAGCTGAAATTGAACATAACGACCAATTAAAGGTTAGAAAAGATGTTTGGTTCACAGGACATTCATTAGGTGCAGCAATGGCAACAATCGCCTCCACTCGATATGCCGGCACAGAAGAACTATTCACATTCGGTTCACCAAGAGTTGGTGGTCCAAAATTTGTAAAGAACATTAAAGTAAAACATTACAGGTTTATGAATAATAACGATATCGTATGTCGTATCCCACCTGCATGGTTAGGATTCAGACATCACGGTGAAATGATTTACTTTAATAGATTAGGCGACCTCCAAGCTAAACCAACTTGGCGCGATATGTTTCACGGGATATTTAACTCATGGAAAAGATTTAAATTCTTTGATGGTATAGTAGACCATGGAATGCCAAACTATGTGAAGGCACTTAATAAATTAAAAAAGAAGGTATAATATGCACTGGTTAATAATTTTATCTCTCAAGTCCATTCTATCTTCAGTTATTGGTTCTTCGTTTTATCAGTGGTTCCAGGGTACAACCCTCGGCATTTGGTTCCAAAAACAAGTCGATAGATTTATGGAATACTTTGCAGAAAAGTATGAGCTTGAGCTCATGAAAAAGGATGCTAAATTTAGAAAGCAATATCCTTTGGCTGCAGACCGTATAGATAATCTTGAAAAAGAGCTAAAAAAACTCAAAAAGTAGTGTACATTATACCAGTTTTATGGTATAATAGTTAATATAAAATGAACGGAACCAACATAATGGAAATAAACGTAACTAAGCGTGATGGAACGCTTCAAAGCTTTGATTTAGAAAAAGTCCATAAAGTATTAGAATGGGCATGTGAAGATATTACTGGTGTTAGTATGTCGGAGATTGAAATTAAAGCTAACATTCAACTCTATGATAAAATACCAGCATATGATATTCATGAGCTACTTATTAAGTCTGCTGCAGAACTCATATCTGAGCACACCCCAAATTACCAATTCGTTGCCGCAAGGTTAATTTCTTATAAACTAAGAAAAGAAGTCTATGGTGATTATACCCCATGGCCACTTGCACAACTAATTATTGAAAACGTTGATAGAGGCGTATACGACGGTGATATTATGGTAAAATATCCTCGTGAAGAAATTGATGAACTTGACGCCTATATCAAGCATGACAGAGATGATACATTTACCTATGCAGGTATGGAACAATTTAGAGGTAAATATCTTGTCCAAGACAGAAAAAACAAAGTTCATTATGAAACTCCACAGATGCTGTATATGATGGTTGCAGCAACTCTATTCCAAAATTATCCAAACGAAACGCGAATTAAGTATGTAAAGGATTACTACGATGCAATTTCACAATTTTACATTTCACTACCTACACCGATTATGGCAGGTGTTCGTACACCAGTTAGACAGTTCTCGAGTTGTGTTCTCATTGAGTCTGGCGACAGCCTTGACTCAATTAACGCTACTGCTACTAGTGTTGTCAAATACATAAGCAAAAAGGCAGGTATTGGAATTGGTGCTGGTTCAATTAGAGCCGAAGGTGCCAAAGTCGGAGATGGTTCAGTTGTACACACAGGGCTTATACCATTTCTAAAATACTTTCAATCAGCTGTAAAATCATGTTCTCAAGGTGGAGTTCGTGGTGGTGCAGCAACAGTTTACTTACCATTATGGCATTACGAATTTGAAGATTTAGTTGTGCTTAAAAATAATAAAGGTACAGAGGAAACAAGAGTTCGTCACATGGACTACTCCTTTCAGTTAAATAAGTTAATGTACGAAAGATTATTAACTGGTGGTAACATAACATTTTTTGACCCGAACGATGTTCCAGGCTTATATGAATCGTTCTTTGATGACCAAGATAAATTCAAAGAATTATACGAAAAGTACGAGAGAGCATATTCAATCAGAAAGAAAACTCTACCAGCACTCGAAGTATTTCAGACATTATTAACTGAAAGAAAAGATACCGGTAGAATTTATATTATGAATGTTGACCATGCAAATGAACATGGTGCATTTGAACCTAAAAAGGCTCCAATCAGAATGAGTAATCTATGTTGTGAGATTGATTTACCAACTACTCCTATGGAATCATATGATGACCATACAGGAGAAATATCACTATGTACATTATCAGCAATTAATTGGGGTTTAATTAATCATCCAAAAGAATTTGAAAAGTGGTGTGATTTATCAGTTAGAGCACTTGACGAGTTATTGGATTACCAAAATTATCCAGTTGCAGCAGCAGAACAAGGGACGAAAAACAGACGACCTTTAGGTATTGGTATTATTAATTTAGCTTATTTCTTAGCAAAAAGAGGATTTAAATACGATGAATCGGCATTTGAAATAGTTGATGAATACGCAGAAGCTTGGTCATATTATTTAATTAAAGCATCTGCAAATTTAGCACAAGAAAAAGGCAAAATACCTAAAAATAATGATACAAAGTATGCCCGCGGAGTTCTGCCAAATGATACATATAAGGGTGCGATAGATAATTTGATAGAGCATAAAGAACGATTCCCGTGGGACGAGCTGAGAACTCAACTCAAAGACACTGGAATCCGCAATTCAACTCTCATGGCATTAATGCCCGCAGAAACATCCGCACAGATTAGTAATAGTACAAATGGTATTGAACCTCCTAGAGCTTTAGTATCATATAAACAATCCAAAGACGGAGTTCTAGCTCAAGTCGTACCAGCTTATCATCATTTGAAGAACAAATATGATTTACTCTGGGAACAAAAGAGTCCTGATGGATATCTTAAAATCTGTGCTATATTACAGAAGTACATAGACCAAGGTATTTCTGTTAACACATCTTATAATCCTGAACATTACGAGGATAATAAGATTCCAATGTCGGTAATGATACAAGACTTGGTTACTTCTTACAAGTTTGGTCTCAAGCAATTATATTATTTTAATACATACGATGGTGCCGGTGAAATGAAAGAAGATGAGCACCACACTTACGAAAGTGGTACAACAATGGTAGATGACGAGGACTGTGACTCTTGCAAGATTTAAGAAATAAAATAAATCAAAGAATGGACATCCTTCAAATGTGGATGGAACAAGATTATCATATGTCTAAACCAGAAGTTGTATACGAACATACCTTGACCATTAGTAAATTTTGGTCGGTATTATCCGAAGAGGATAAAGACTATATACAATGTGCACAAGATGCAATAGAAACTAAATCAACAATTTCATGGAGACCCGATGCCGATACTGAAGAAAAGTAAAAAATCACATTTAACTAAAAATATGTTTTTAGATGAGTCTGTCGATGTTCAAAGATTCGACGAAGTTAAATACCCACAGATAGAAAAAATAACAGAAAAACAACTTGGATTCTTTTGGAGACCTGAAGAGGTAGATATTTCAAAAGATAAAAAAGATTTCGAGGCATTAACAGACCATGAAAAACACATTTTCACATCTAATCTCAAAAGGCAAATACTATTGGACTCTGTACAAGGTCGGGCCCCGAACCTTGCTTTCCTTCCTATTGCTTCGTTACCCGAAATTGAAAACTGGATTGAAACTTGGTCCTTTTTTGAAACTATTCATTCTCGCTCTTACACCCATATTATTAGGAATGTTTATCCTAACCCTGCTACTGTTTTTGACGGTATGCTTGATGTAAAAGAAATTTTAGAATGTGGTAACGATATTGCAAAATATTACGATGAGTTAATTTCAGATAATAATTCTGCCACAAATAAACTTGACCATAAACGTTCTTTATGGATGTGTATGTTATCGGCAAATGCTTTAGAAGGAATTAGATTTTATGTATCATTTGCATGTTCATGGGCATTTGCAGAACTTAAAAAGATGGAAGGTAATGCAAAGATTATCAAGTTTATCGCAAGAGATGAGAACACACACTTAGCTGGCACAACAACAATAATTAAAAAGATGTTGGCTGAGGATAAAGATTTTGTTAAAATTGCTAAGGAAATGGAACCTGAAGCAGTTAAATTATTTGAGAGAGTAATTGAACAAGAAAAAGAATGGGCCAGATATTTATTTAAAGATGGTTCAATGATTGGCTTAAATGAAAACATTTTAGCTGAATATATAGAATGGATTGGATGTAAAAGAATGAGAGCTATTAACTTACCTTGTCCTTATACTGTTCCAAAAATTAATCCATTACCTTGGACGGAAAAATGGATTGGTGGTGGCAATGTCCAAGTTGCTCCACAAGAAACAGAAATCGCCAGCTATATTGTTGGTGGTGTTAAACAAGATGTTGATGACAACACATTAAAAAACTTAAGTTTATAATGAAAGAGAAGAAAATATTACAAATAGTTAATCTATCGCCGAACGAATCGATTATAGAAAAACTACCAGATGTTCACCCAATGAGACAAATCTTTTGGGCTTCCATTATTCAAGTAAGCGTATTTTTTATGATGTTATTAGCATTTTTTACAATAGGAAAAGCATTACAATGATAGCAATATTCGATGATTACATCAAAGATAAAGATTTTTTAAAAGAAATCGAAGATAACCAAGAAGAAATTTTTAAAGACCCAGGCATTTATAAATGGTGGGGAGGTTGGTGGACAACACCACCTGTAAATACAACACAAAAACTCGTTGATTGGGTTTGGTCAGATGGATGTCCTATTTCACAGAAGTGGAATATTAAAGGATTTGAATACTGGACAGGTATTCAAACATGTGATAAAACTGATAGCAATTGGGAAAACAATCTTGTAATGCATGTCGATAAAGACGAAGCATTATGGGAAAAAACTGGAGAAATACAAGGACCTATTATTGGTACAATTTACTATCCTCCAGGTCAAGATTTTGATGGTGGTAATTTAGAGATTTATACTGATGGTAGAGATAAAGAACCAGAAGTTGTAAAAGCTAAAGATAATAGACTTATTATATTCCAGGCAGGAGACCATTATCATAGAGTTTCAGAAGTTACTAGAGGAACTCGAAGAGCAATCGCATTTAATTTATGGGAAGGAGAACCCACTGGAGTAGAATCCGGAGATTTAGTACAGGAGTAATATGAAAGGATATATAATATCTATATGTTTGGCAATGGTTGGTACAATTGCTATGGCATATCAAAATTTAGAATATAAAGATGTGCCAAGAACGACATCATGTACAGGTGAATGTTATATAGAATATGTTAAACTAAATGGCACACCATCTGAGATAGAAAGACGTAAACAAGCTTTAGCTGAAGGAGACCCTTTTAGTTCTATTAAAGGATTATGGGCTGGATGCGCAGCATGTCACGGAACAGAAGGACAGGGAATGGGACCATTTCCTGCACTAGCTGGTCAATCATCAGATTATATTGTTGACAGATTAACAACATATAAAAACAAAGGCCAAGTTGGAGCTATGAGTTCTACTATGTGGGCCCAAGCTGGTATGTTATCAGAACAAGATATAGAAACAATTGGTAAATTTATTGAGGAAACATTATGATAGAGATTTATGGAAAAACACCATGTCCATTTTGCGATATGGCAAAACAACTTTGTGAAAAAGAAGGATTAGAATATCAATATTTTCATTACGGAATAGATTTTAGTAGAGACGAAATGCTAGCAAAATTTCCAGGTGCTCGAACATTTCCACAGATTATCGTTGACGGTAATAAAATCGGTGGATATACGGAGCTTAAAGAACACTTAGGATAAGGAGACCTAATGTCAGACCCAAACCATTGGTATACACACAATTGCGAATTTTGTTTTACAGAAACAAGAATTCACTTTTTAGAAGAAAAACCAGAACCTATATTTTGTCCACATTGTGGAACAGCAGTTGAGGAGCCAGATGAGCTTGATTTTGATGTATAAATACATATATGGAATGGATATACAATGGTCGCAAGTGGGAACCACCAGAGGATTTTTCCTCTGAGGATTATTATGGGTTTGTCTACTGTATTACAAATCGTGCTACAGGTAGAAAATATATCGGCAAAAAGTTTTTTTGGTCAAAGAAAACTCTACCAATCACAAAAACTAGAAAACGCAGAAAACGACTTTTAGTCGAAAGCGATTGGCGCGTTTACTATGGCTCAAATAAACATTTAAAAGGCGATGTAGAAAAACAAGGTGATGAAATGTTTCATAGAGAAATAATTCACCTATGTAAAACCAAAGGGACATGTGCTTATATGGAAGCAAAAGAACAGTTTGATAGAGAAGTATTGCTAACAGATGATTATTATAATGGAATTATTTCTTGCAAAATTGGCGGAATGACGGTCAAAAATTTACAAGAAAACACTGTACAAAACGATTAAAACCTGGTATAATACTAATAATGGCAGAAATAATTAACATATTCACTGGTAAAGAGATAAAGCGTATTAAATCTCAAGAAGAAATAATCGCTGAATTACACGATGATATGATTAAAATCTCTCAACATATATTCGATTGTATAGATGAAGAATTATATGAAATAGGTCAAACACCTGAAGGTCATAATATCTCAGGACTTGAGTTAAGAGATGAAAATCTAAAAGAAGGCAGAGATGCTTTAGTAATAGTAAACTTATTATATAGTATGTTACTAAGGTTTAAAGGCGAAGACCATGGATTACAAAAAGACATGGATAGATTATATGTTAAATTAAAAGCAATGAAAGCTTTGAAAAGAAATGATACTGAGATTGCTTTCGAGCCTGATTTTATTACAGATGAGGATTACGATGATACTACTTGATTATTCACAAATCGCACTATCAAATATTATAGTGCAAAAACTAAATGATGAGTCTATGATAAGACACATGATTCTAAACTCTATTAGAATGTATAACAAAAAATATAGAGACGAATTTGGCCAAATGGTTATATGTGCTGATGGTATGAATACCTGGCGTAAAGATTATTATCCTTATTATAAAGCTAAAAGAAGAACAAAAAGAGAACAATCTGACCAAGATTGGAATGAGATTTTTAGAATTCTACATTTGGTTAGAGATGAAATTAAAGAAAACCTACCTTATAAGGTTATTCACATGGACGGAGTAGAAGCAGATGACATTATTGCTTCATTAGTATTACAATCTCAAGAGTTTGGTTTAGGTGAACCAATGATGATTGTTTCCTCTGATAAAGATTTTATTCAATTACAAAAATTTAAAAATGTCAAACAATTTAGTCCTATACAAAAGAAAATAGTAAAGGACAATAACCCTAGAACTTATTTGTTCAATCATATAATGAAAGGCGATACCGGAGATGGTATTCCTAATGTGTTATCTGACGATGATACATTTGTGACTGATAAAAAACAAACCCCATTACGAAAAACTAGAATTGCTGAATGGTTAGAAAATTCAGATAATTTAAGAAATGTAATGGAACATGAGACGTTTCGTAATTATCAACGAAACAAAAAGTTAATTGATTTGACGGAAGTCCCAGAAGACATCCAACAAAACATTATATATAATTATAACGAGCAAAAAGTTGCTATGAAAATGAAAGTATTGAATTACTTAATTAAAAAGAGATGTAACCAATTGATTGAAGTTGTGGAGGAATTTTATAACAATGAAACTATTAGTATCTGAAGTATTAACAAAGGCGAATAAAGTCGCCAAAAGAGAAGACAGAATTGCGTTCTTAAAAGAACACGATTCACCTGCATTAAGGGATGTAATCAGAATCGCATATGACGATGATGTAGTATCTCTCCTACCTGTAGGGAAACCACCTTATAAAGAAGATGATGCACCTGAAGGTCATGCACCAAGCAGTCTTTATAAAGAATTTAGACAATTTAAATATTTTTTCAAAGGAGCTATCGCAGATAAGCTAAAACCTATGAAAAGAGAAACCCTATTTGTCCAGCTTTTGGAAAGCATTCATGCATCCGAAGCTAAGTTACTCGTCAGAGCAAAAGATAAGGATATGAAAAATATCCCTGGAGTAACGAAAAAACTTTGTCAGGAAGCATTTCCTGGTTTGATTGCAAAGTAAGTCTATATTATGAGTATTTTAACTATTACAAGGAGTATAATTATGAATTGTCAATCGGTTGAACGTCTCAAAAAAGATAGGAAAGAGACTTTATACTATCGTAGAAAATTACTACAAAAAGGGAAAAACGCAATTGCGGCCAGACTCATGAAAAAAATCGCGAGGATGGACCAAGATATTGCTGATATGAAACAAGTAATAAATTCTTAGGAGGGATTTAGGAATGTGCAGATAACACTGTACATTCCACTAAACTTGTGGTATAATAACTATATTATGAATATATTTGTACTAGATAATGACCCAGTAAAAGCAGCACAATTACAGTGCGATAAACATGTCGTTAAGATGATTGTGGAATCTGCTCAAATGCTGTCAACTACTCACAGAATGTTGGACGGCACCGAAATGAAAAAGCCTTCAAAGTCTGGAAAAACAATGGTGAAATACTATGAGTTACCAGATGAACGAGAGGATATACTTTACAAATCAGTTCATTTCAATCATCCATGCACTGTTTGGACGAGGGAAAGCTGTTGTAATTATTCATGGCACTATGAGCATTTTATTGCACTTTGTGATGAGTATAAATATAGGTATGGTAAAACACATTCAACGGATAGTAAGTTGAGAGATATTCTAAGTAAAATCCCAACTAATATCAACAGAAATGGCGGAATGACAATGTTCAAACTAGCCATGAAAGCAAGTCCAGAATGTGTGGTACATGGATTAGGGGGTACAGATGCAGTCGAATCCTACCGTAATTTTTACCAAACAAAGCAAGCAAGGTTCAGTATGGTCTGGACCAAACGCAAAATACCGGAGTGGTTTAATGCCAATATATGATTTTGAAAATCAGAACGACAAGAAAATTGAAACGCACATGATGAAAATTGCCGATAAGGTTCAATTTCTTAAAGACAACCCACACTTAAAGCAAGTAATTCTTAAAGCACCAGGAATAGATTATGACGGTGGAAAATCCGTTTTAGGTAGAGCTGGTGATGGATGGAAGGAAGTGCAAGACAAAATTAAAAGTAATTTACCCCCAAGTCTTAGAGATAATATTAAAACAAAGTAGGAGTAATAATGAAAAAATTATATAAAAGATTACATAAATTTATGAAATGTAGTCGAATCCAAAATGTTTGGAGAACCATGTTGAGATGAAATTTTTACACGAACCAATTGCATTAGGTTATGATGACTTAATTGCAGAGAGTACTGGAACAGGCAGAATATACAAAGACCCAGAAGGAAAAGAATATCCATCGGTCACAACTGTATTAAAAATTCTATCTGAAGAAGCAATCCAAAAATGGAGAGCTCGTGTTGGCGAAGAAGAAGCCAATAGAGTATCAAGGATTGCAAGCTCCCGCGGTACAACGGTTCATAACATTATAGAAAAATATATAGCTAACGACCCTGATTTTATCAAGGACGAAATGCCTCATAATATACAAACATTTAAAGATGTACAACCCATCTTAGATGAATGTGTAACTAAAGTATATTGTCAAGAAGCACCACTATTTTCTAAACATTTAGGTTTAGCAGGAAGAGTAGATTTGGTCGGACAATGGAAAGGTGTAGATTCAATCATTGATTGGAAAACATCTAGAAAACTAAAAAAGAAAGAATGGATATCCAATTACTTCATTCAATGTTCAGCATATGCAATTATGTGGGAAGAGAGAACTGGCAGACCAATTAAGCAATTAGTTGTTTGTATTGCTGGAGACGACGGCCCACAAGTTTTTATCGAGGACAGAGATAATTGGACCAAAACTTTAGTAGATACAATTGCAGAATATAAAAGAAGGAAATTTTTTGGGAGGTAAAATATGAATCATTTACTTAAAGCGTTAATCGCTAAATTGCAAGGTGAAATCGAAGTAGCTAAAGCTAATGTACTTGTTTATCAGCGTAACCCAGCTGGTATCGGAGAACATAGTGATATAGTAGAAACTATAGAAAAAGAAGTTGCTAAGATTGCTGAGGCAGAAGATAAAATAGAATCTATAATTAAACATTTTAGTTAATTATGTTAAAGTGGTTAGAAAAACATGAATCAAAAGGCACTATAGGAATTACCTGTGGTGCCTTCGATTTACTCCATGCTGGTCATATTACAATGTTGGCCGAAGCAAAAAATGAATGTGATTACCTCGTAGTTGCATTACAAAACGACCCTTCATGGGATAGGGATTCAAAAAATAAACCCATACAAACATTGGTAGAAAGACAATTACAATTAGCTGCTGTAAGATATGTCGATGATATAATCGTCTATAATACAGAAGATGATTTAAAGGATGTCTTTTTATCATTACCAATCGATGTTCGTATTATAGGAAGTGATTACCTAAATAAGGACTTTACGGCTAAAAATATATGCGATGAACGCAATATTCGCATACATTATAACAGTCGAGACCATTCATTTTCATCATCTGAATTGAGAAACCGAATACCTAAAGGCTAAAAAACATGCATGTTTTGGAGACAAAACACTGTACAAATGAGCTTTAAGTTGGTATAATATACATATAATAATTTAAAAGGAGTGAAAATGAAGTTATTACAAACATTAAAAACCAACGGTCTTCTAGACAAAGACTTTCTTGAGGTAACAATCACAACACTAGTAGCATTACTAATTGGAGGTGCGTTATAATGAGAACGGATATGATAGAAACCGGTGACACAGTTCTTTATAAGAACGAACAAGGTCAAAGAGTTCAAGCTTTTATTAAAAAGCTTAGCAAAGACCACATGCTTGTAAGACCATCAACAATAGATTTTGAGTATGCTGGAGGCGACGTCTTTTCAAATGAGCGTTACCCAGAAGTTAAACTCACTGAAAATATGTTTGACGACATATCTTTGGAAATTTGGTCAGACGGCAGAGGATGCGACAACTCTGCAATCGGAGTGAGCGGATGTCACGAACCTTGGAAACAAGTTTGGATAACATTTTCAGAAGTAGCTTAATATAGGAGAACATTATGGCAAGAATAGAAATTGCAATCGCTAAGTTAGATGCGATGATTGAAAAAATTGAAAAGCTAACCGAACAAGTGGAAGAACAAAAACATACTATTGATAGGATTGAAAGTCTTACAGACGAATTAGATAATAGACTATAATTACTTATAAATAGTAACATGAAAAAGTTTAACGAGTTTTTGGCGGAACGGGCTGGTAAAGGCCTGACCATCTTTGACATTGATGATACAATGTTCGTATCAAAAGCTCGTGTTAGAGTTATTAATAAAAAATCTAAAAAAATAAAAGAACTAACTCCACAAGAATATAATTCTTACAAGCTCGGAAGAGATGAAGAATGGGATTATGGCGAATTTAAATCGTCAAAAATATTTTATCAGACTGCAACGCCTATTGCACGAATGATTCAGAAAGCGAAAGCAATAATTAGTAATGCAACTAAAAAAGGTTCAAAAGTAATTATAGTCACAGCAAGAAGCGACATGGACGATAAAAAATTATTTCTAAAAACTTTTGAAGCTCATGGTATATCAATGAAAAATGTGTATGTCGAAAGAGCTGGAAATATGGGTGGTAAAAATAGCGCAGCTAATAAATCAATCATATTTAAAAAGTATTTAGAAACAGGCGAATATGCAAGAATTAGATTATTCGACGACCACAAGGAAAACTTACAAGCATTATTAGACTTAAAAAGAGAATTTCCCCAGGTTGAATTTTTTGCATACTTAGCTGATTTGAAAGGTAGTATAAAGCGAGTAAAATAGGAGAATATTATGCCAGTAAAATTTAAACCAGACCACGTATCAGTAGAACGAGGTACTGGAAAGAAAACTATTCAAAGGTTCTATATTAGGAATACACCTAAAGAAGAGCTTTTTGAAACAATTAATAAAAGTAATACTAAGCCAAAGCTAAAAGTAAAGTGCATTAATGAACTTAACAGACGAGGCGTAAGTATAGAATGGGTAAACAAATAGCATCATTTTGGAGAT